ATCGAGCATCGATGGCGGGGAAACGAAAGTACTCCCCCAGCAACCCAAGGAGCTACCGCAAGCGCGGAAGCTACTACGGATCGAGAGCGCCGGCGCCGAAGGCGTTGCGCCCGAAGTATCGGAAGCGTAATTATCGCGCTTCTTACAAGCTTAGCAAGCCTTTCCGCCAGATTCTGGGGAAATACCTAGACAAGGACAAGGAGACGCACTGGGTACAGCAGGACATCGCGGACACCGGTGTCCAGGGAATCCCATTCCAGCAACCGAGTGGTGCCCCCTCGGGCATCATCGAACTCATGCCAAGCATCCACATGGTGGGAGCCCCACTCATGGGTGGAGGCATCCAAGAGGCGACCCTCGAGACCAGACAGGGCTCACAGGTCAAGCTCAAGTCGTGGGGAGTGAACCTCTCCATCCGACTCAACCCGGACTACTCAACGTCGCAGGCGTACATGGCCGGCGTACGGTACAAGATCATGGTCATCTCGTGCAAGCGCGCGTCGGACTTCAAGGACGTGATGGCCGACTACTGGAACACTGCCGGTTCCAACAACTGGCAGAACGAACTCTTCCTCGAAGGCGCCACTCCCCAGGCATGGGACAGCCTGATGCAGAACTTCGAGAACCCCGTGAACACGAATCTCTTCACCGTGCACGCCATGCGCACGGGAACACTCACCCGAGGCATGCTCGACGGAGACGGGCACATGCCACTGGCCGTCAGGAACCTCCACATGAAGATCAAGTGCAAGTCGAAGATGCTCAAGTTCCTCCCAGGAGGAGCGACGACCAAGCCCGAGAACTGGCAGCCGTTCCTCTGGATCGGGTACAAGGCCTACGACGGGTCCGCCTTACACTCCGGCAACTACTGCCACGTCGTCGGAAACTCGAAAATCGCCTTCGATGACATGGCGTAATCCGACAACCATTAGTGAAATCGTCGGCGCTTGCGCCGGGAGCAATTCTCGGGGTTCTGCAGATACGACTCGCGAATGCATTCGTAGCAATAAGTTAACTCCGAGTTGCCTTAGAGCACGCAAAGAAAACATGACAGCTGCTTTGTCAGTCTGGGAGTTCACCGTACCACATACGGCCGAGCGCACCTCGGAATTCATGAAAATGCAGCTTAGACAGCTGTGCAAGAAATGGGTGTTTCAGCTCGAAGAGGGGGACACCGGATACCTCCACTACCAAGGGCGCGGGTCGCTGATCAAGCGGCGCCGCCTGCCGGAGTTACTGCCCCTGCTGGAGCAGCTACACCTGAAGGGGCATTGGACACCAACGGTGACGCAGAACATGACAGCCGAAGCGATGTACTGCATGAAGCTCGACACCCGCAAGGAGGGTCCCTGGACCGACAAGGACCAAGAGATCTACATCCCCGTCCAGTACCGCTGGCCAACGCTCCTGCCGTTCCAGCAGACGATCCTGGACATGGCCAAGTCGTTTGATTACCGTACGGTCAATCTCATCATCGACGAGCAAGGAGAGAGAGGCAAGACAATCCTGTCGGCCATCTGCGCCCTGAAGTACAAGGGTATCCGTCTTCCGCCGGTAAACGACCGCGAAAGACTCCTCGCCACCGTGTGCGACATCCTGATCGGTAAGAACGAGCGCCAGCCGGGACCGATGTTCCTCGACCTCCCACGGGCGATGGACAAGCGCAAGCTAACGGAGTTCATCACCGCCTGCGAAGAGATCAAGGCGGGGCATGTAGCCGACACCCGGTACGGGTACAGAGACTGGTGGTTCGACTCCCCACCGGTCTGGCTCTTCAGCAACATCGACATCGACAGAAAGACGCTCACCGCCCGGCGGTGGAAGGTTTGGCGTATCGACGAGAACGACCAGCTCGTTGCGGCGGACTAGCCAAGTTTGTACCGGTTGTACCGGTTCTCCTTAAGAGAAAAAAGAGTGGATTTTGCCTATTACAGCGCAGCGCCAAAATCCACGTTCGCTAAAGTGCCCAACTTTCGAACACAATGCTATAAGGGTACCGGATGCGTAGCCCGGTCCGCATCATCATCGAGCATCGATGGCGGGGAAACGAAAGTACTCCCCCAGCAACCCAAGGAGCTACCGCAAGCGCGGAAGCTACTACGGATCGAGAGCGCCGGCGCCGAAGGCGTTGCGCCCGAAGTATCG